CGATGCCGTGTAAACATAGCCTCTGGGCACGCCAGCAAGGTCGCATACACAAAGGCAACAATCGATTTTATGGCTATATGGCTAGACCCATTTCAGTCATGGTACATCCAGCCAGCTTCTAAATTCGGCAAAAAGAAGACCCTTCAGGTTAAAAGATCTGACTGCGAAAGTCCTAGCTGGTCTTTGATGGGCTTGTCATAACTGTACTTGACTGCTAAGAAGCTGGGTTTAGAGTGCCCGAGAGATGCCAAATTTTGTAAAAGGTAGGACTTTCACCTCAACGGAGGAGCTTACAAATACAAAGCTCCATGAGCTTGTTGAGAATGCCAGTCTTGATAATAGTGCGGTAACATCGCTTACCGCATTGGCCGATCCGATTGATGACACGGATCAAATTCCGATTTCAGACACGAGCGCATCCGCCATCAAAAAAGCCGCAGGGTCAAACTTCCTAAGAAAGAATGCGTCCGCTGTTTTTGATGCCCAGAGCACCCGCATATCAAATGTTCCAACTCCAGTAAATAGCGGTGATGCTGTTCCAAAGTCGTATGCCGATGCGATTGCTGTTGCCGCTGGAAATCTTCCGTCAGTAAACCAAACAAACAACGGTGCGATTCTCCGTGTGGTCAACGGAGTTTGGAATGCATCGGCCTCAAATGCAGTAAGCACTGTGCAAATTCAAGATCTTGCAGTTACTGGGGCAAAACTTGAAAATGTCACTGGGCTTACGGCTGGTGTGTACGGATCTTCAACTGCAATCCCTCAGGTAACAGTTGACGCAAAGGGTCGGATTACAGCGGTCACGACACAAAACACCGTAACATTCGACCTTAATCCAAGTCCCGCTGGAACATATGGAGCCTATAACAAGGTTCCTGTAATGGTTGTAAACGCAAAAGGACAGGTAACTAGCGTTACCTTGGCGGATATTATTACTGGTGCTCAGGGCGGATCCACCGACAAGCTGTTCTGGGAAAATGACCAGACCATGACCGCAAACTATACGGTAACCGCTAATCGTAATGCATTTACAGCGGGGCCGATTACCATCAATGCTGGTGTGACCCTGACCATCCCAAGCGGATGCAACTACTCGATCCTTTAATATGCCAATCACAATATCTGGTAACGGAACAATTTCTGGGCTTTCTGTGGGCGGCCTTACCGACTTCACAATTCAGCCCACAGATCTTGCATTCAAGACAATCACAAATGTTCAGCAGGCTGTTGTGGATGTTCCGCTTGCGTATGCAAATGTGGTTCCAAATTATGTTGATCTTGCTGGTATGGCAGTGTCGATTACGCCATCGAATCAAAATAGTAAAATTCTTGTAATGGCAAGTCTGAACACTGGAACTCAAACAAACGGATTTGGATTGATCAATAGGACGATATTTGGGGGAAGTTCTACTGGTGTAGATCTTGGACTCGGAACAGCAACCAGAGTTTCTGGTGATGTAAGCCAGTTAACATCTTTTGCTGACTTATATTCCTACGGAAATTGGTACGGATCTCGTGGGTTTTGTTTTCTTGATAGTCCGCAGACAACTGCTGCGTGCACATACAAAATCAGGATTTCGACATACAGTGCATCCTATCCTGTCTATGTCAATGTCAGCTACCAAAACGCCATTACAAATGGTTATGTCACAAGAAACGCATCAACATTAACCGTGATGGAGGTTACGCAGTGAACTTGTTTAAGGCCATTCTTCATTACGCAAAGGGCGACACAGGCGGTGGATGGGCGTGTGGCGATACATACGAAACCCTCCAGTGGTTTGGAAATAAAAGCAAGCCAACGAAGCAAGACCTTGAAAACGCTTGGAATGAGATCAAGGAACAGGTTGCTTGGGAGCCTATCCGTGAGGAGCGAAACAAACTTCTTCAGGAGTCGGATTGGACTCAACTTCAGGATTCAAGCGCAGACAAGGCTGCTTGGGCTTTATACAGACAAAAACTTCGTGACATTACAACCAACAACAATTCGCCAGAATCAGTTGTCTGGCCTGAAAAACCATGAGCGCAGTAAAATTAACATCAGTACAACTCGGTCAGTCATCGACAACTGCAAACAATTATGTTCTGTCCGTCCCAACCACACCAGACGGAACAATTAAGCTGTCGAAAGGTGTCTTAGGCTCAACCACGACTGATGTTCTGTCCATCAGTGCTTCTGGTGTGGCATCGTTTGCTGCGGTTCCTCAGGTTGGCGGTCTTCCATTTACATCTGGTATCGGGAAGGTGACGCATAACATGTTTAACAACTTTGTTACAATCAACACATCAACATGGGTGTCTACTGGTTTTTCAATAACTGTAAGCCCAGCATCAGCCGCAAGCAAATATCTAATTACAACAAGCCTTTCAGTCGGAGCAAGCGGCGGCAACGAGGGCATGGCGGTCAAACTGTATAGGAATGGAGCACCGATTCTTGTTAATGGCGTTGAAACCCCAAGAGGCATAGCCAACCCGACATATCCGCTGCAAGACAGGGCTTGGTTCAAGGCAACAGCCGCAGAGAGCTATGGCTTTGAGAACGGAACTGCGATGTTTTTGGATACGCCAAATCTAACTGGTACAATAGTCTACACAATTTACGCAAGAGCACATAGTGCATCATATCCTTGCTACATTAACACGGTTGAATCTGGTAATAACAGTGATACAACGACAACCGCAACCTCATCAATAACTGCATTTGAGGTGCTTGGGTCATGACAATTCCATTGGCAATTCTCTCTCTTCGGCCTGCCGCCGAGTTTGTTATGTATGGAGACGAACTTGTTTGGCTTGATAAGAAACAATCCCAGCCATCGGATGACGAGATCAAGGCAGAGCTAAAAAGGCTAATTGAGGCACAGCCAGACAAAGACGCAAAGGCAGGAAGACTGGAGGCGATGAGGAATGAGGCCGACCCAATTTTCTTTAAGTACCAAAGGGGTGAGGCCACAAAGGAAGAATGGGTTGCCAAAATTGATGATATTAGGAAAAGATTCCCATACAGCACGGATAAATAGTAACGGAAAAATCATATGCCTATATCAATCGACGGAACGAATGGATTAACATTTGCAGACGGAACGACCCAGACAACTGAGGGTCTTACTGGATATCGTAATAGAATTGTCAATGGTGATATGCGCATTGCGCAGCGTGGAACATCTTTTACCAATGCAAGTTCTGGGCAGTACTGCTGCGACAAATTCAGATATCGTGGTAACAATGCTGCCAATCTAAAGCTAAGCAGAGAGACAGATGCCCCGACTAGTACTGGAATTATTTACAGCCAAAGAGTTACAGTAAACACGCCTCAGGCGACAATTTCTGCTGGCGAGCATGCAAGCATCTGTACATCAGTTGAGGGGTGGAACATTCAGGATCTCTTTAATACTCCCTTTACTCTGTCATTCTGGGTTCGGTCTTCAAAGCTCGGGAAGCATTGCGTTGGGTTTAGGAATGGAAATCAAACACGATCCTATATTACTGAGTATACAATCAACTCAGTAAATACTTGGGAGAAAAAGGTAATTACTCTTACCAGCGGATTGCCAACAAACTCTGGCACATGGAATACCATCAACGGAGAAGGTGTTCAGGTTACATGGAACTTGGCCAGTGGGACAAATTATCAAACCACCGCTGGTAGCTGGACTACTGGATCATTTCTCTCCACATCGAGTCAGCAAAATGTTCTTGATGCCACAGGAAATATATTTGCAATTACTGGGTGCCAGCTAGAGGCTGGATTGTCGGCATCAAAGTTCGAGCGGAGAATGTATGGAACAGAGCTGAATCTTTGTCAGCGGTATTTCCAGAAAACATATGACCAGTTCCCAGTTGACGGCAGCGGAAACGCATTAAACGCTGTTGGCGGATTGACAACTGCGGGTCTTGCAAATGTTGCAATTAACGCAACAAGCGGAACAAACTATACCCAGATAAATCTGCAAACCCCTATGCGTGCGGCACCAACAATCAAACTGTACGATGGGAACGGAAACGCAAATGCATTGAGTAAATTCCAGACTGGGCAATGGTTCCATAACATCACAGCGGGTCTTGCCGCAACAAACATAGGCGAAAGCAGCTTTGCGATTTCATATACTGGAAACTCATTCCAAAACACTGAAATGGGATTGCCGCACGGAGTCCATTATACTGCCGATGCGGATTTTTAGGCATGACTCTTGAGCAAATTGCCAATCAGGTATGCGTAAAAACGCACGACACATCATCTGGGGCACTTAACGCAGCAAAGACATTCTGCAAAAACAGATACCAGATGATCTGGGATAGCCAACTATGGAACAACACTCAGGCTATTGTTACTCAGTCCATTTTGGCTGGGACAACCGATGTTACGATTGCGGATTCAAGCATGGACTTTCCTGTTGCCGTTAAACTTGATTCAACTCCAATCCCTCCATCGAACTTTGGAACCGCATTTACGCTTGACCCGAATTCCTTTACAGGGACAGGGAATACAACCTCCTTCGTGATCCTGCCAGAGACAAATGCTGGAAACATACAAATCAAGCTGCTGAATGGATCCAAGGATGCGGCGACCCTTTCGATCCTGTGCAAGACAAAATGCAGGGTGGTTAACAATGGTGTCTCATACTATAGGTCGCTTGAACAGGATGCCGACACAACCGTTCTGATCGCCGCAGATCAAGCTCTTCTTGCGCTGGTTGAGGCCGATATGCTCGAATATAAGCAGTCCTATCAAAAAGCTCAGGCAAAACAGGCCGAGGCTTTGACGCTTCTTTCGCTTGCACGAAATGTCGAGAGAGCGCAAAGCGCATCAAGATTTCAGATTTCCGCAGAGTATGGGGGCGAATGGTCTCGTGATGATTTTGAGACTGGAACATCACCACTGACTTTTTCATGATCCATGCCAACGCTATTCGACGAAACGCTTGATACGCCTCTTGCGTATGACGGCCAAAGACAATTTGATGGTGGGCTAAACTCATTTGATCAGGCAAGGATTCTTCCTCCGAACCAGTGCACGGACTTTCTAAACATAGATCTTGAGCAGGCTGGCATAGCAAAAACACGGCAGGGGCTTGTTCGTGCCCCATACTCTGGGTTTACAAGCTATATTCGTGGGCTGGCAACATACCGAAGTCTTACTGTTGCTCCGCAGTTGGTGGCATTTGTCGGTGGGGAACTTAGGTACTTATCGAGCTGGAGTTCTGGGTTCCAAACTGGAGCATCATCAGTTTTTTCTGGTGGCAATATAAGTACTGCAAGCGTCTCGGATAAACTCTACTTTATTGACGGAACATCAAGCGGATCCCTGAAATACTGGAATGGGTCTTCCGTGCTCGAGGTTCCTACAACATCAGCTTCTGCAAGTATATTTAATGTGGTTGTCAATAGCGGTGTAGTAACAATTAGCACGCTGTCTCCTCATGGGTTTGTTGTTGGGGCTAATATAAAAATATCTGACCTTCCATCGCCATTTGCGCAGTATAACGGTTATTTCACTGTTACGGAAGTTGTTAACACTACAACTCTAAAATATACAAGCGGAACAGATACTGTCGCATCTGCTGGAGTTAACGCTGGGAAGGTGGATCATGCATACCTATGTCCGCTTGGGTTGACACATCTTATCGTATCTCGTGGAAGATTGTTTGCTGTAAGGCAGTCAGATCCAGACGCACTGCTTGTGAGTGACTTTCTCACACCGAATTTTGATACACTTACAAACTCAATAAGGATTGGTGGCGACGGATCCCCAATCACCGCAATCGTTGAATGGACTGGAGACAGAATAGCGGTCTTCAAGGAAAGCAGGGTGTTCATTGTAAGCGGAATAACTCAAACAACTGCATCTCAATTTCAAATCGAAACAGTGGAAAACCAAAATGGGGCATTGGGACAAAAGGCCGCAATAAGAATAGGTGCCGACATAGCTTTTGTTTCTCGTGACGGAATAAGAATGCTTACCAGAACCTTACAGGGACAGGAGCAAGCCGTTTCTGCTCCTGTGTCGCTCCCAGTGGACGACCTGTTCTCGACCATAGATATCTCAAAGCCTGAAGAAATGTGCGCATCCTATCATGAGAATACGGCCATATTCTCGGCAAAGACTGTTAGCGGTGGTCAAATTACGCTTGCGTATGACACATCCAATAAATGCTGGCTTGGAGAATGGTCTGGACAGTTTTATCCGACATGCGCAGTTCAGGCTACAAATGGAATTACTCTTCCAAGCACTGTTGCGCAAACCGCCTTGTTCACTGGCCTTGTAATTGGTGATAGGACAGGAAGGATATACCTATGGAGGAAGGGGCATAACTTTGGTGGAACAAAAGCGCAAACATATGCGGATGACTACACATCCGCCAACGATTCTCTTACACCATATCCAACCAGAATTGCGACGAGGGCATTTACATTTCAGGAGGCTGGAAGCAACAAGCTGGGAAATAAGCTAGAAGTTGAATTTACAGAGTCGGAAGCTGAGGTTTCCATAGAAATTAAAATGGATAACGGTAGCTGGGTTTCGATTGTTTCGAGCCTTGTTACATCAGCAAGATCTCTTTTTCTTCCATTCTATTTGCCGCAATACCTTAGCGGATATCCAGCCGTTAAGGCCAGTGGAAGCACAATCATAGACCAGCCAGTGTTCCGTGAGGTAATTGTGAGGGTATCATCACTGTCGAAATACATGGCTGTAAGGGGAGTCTCTATATCTGGATTTATACAGCCGTACCTTGTAACTTGACATAAAACAACTGCTAGGCATAAGTAAGCATATATGGGAGGAGGAGGAGGAGGAGGCTCACCGCCACCTGATCCGTATGCTCAAGACAGAGCGGATCAGGCAAGGCGGCGTGCTGAATACGAAAAAGAAAGGCAAGAGGTGTATATTCCTCGCACCAAGGAAATGCTTGCCAGTAGGGATGATGAAATCAATCGGTGGTATAAGCTAATCAACCAGTATTATCGTGATACAAATCAGCTTAGAAGTACGCCAGTTACAGACTACTCTGTACCAGACGATAAAAAGAATCTGTAAGTGTTTGACGAAGATATAGATAAAATTGAGGAATACATAAGGGCTAATTACAGTCCATCACTATCATGGGGTGATTTTAAGCCTTGGCTGCGTTGGTACCGTGAAAACAAGCTCCTTGGATACATAAACATAGACGGAGAAATATGTGGAGTTGGGATGGTAAGATTTGTGAACTCAGTCAAGCAAGCGGTTGAAGATCCTTATTTTAGCGATCCATATGGTGATGTGTGTTGGGTTGAGCTGATCATTGCTCCAGAGCCGAAAAACCTTGCAAGATTGATAGACCTATTACTTACGGTGTGGGGCGAAAGGCCAAGATTCGCAGCGAGACGGAATCACCTTGGCGGCGTGATAAAGGAGTATCCATTCAGAGTTATGTCTAGATTGGCCTATAATGGCTTGACTCAACTGCTTTCAGCTACTAAACATACACAAAGCAAATAATATGGGATCCGCACCATCACCGCCTCCTGCACCACCGCCCCCTCCATCGGTTTCGCCATCCGATACGGCTCAGGCCAACAAGGAGGCAATGGAGTATTACTCGACTACTGGTTATCCATTAACCCTTGAGGCATACAGAAAAGGTAAAATTGCAAGTCTTCCAACCGACATCGACATCATGCGGAAGACAAGCGATGCGCAGCTAGAAAACGCAGTAACGCTTGCGAGGAGATACGGAGCGGACATTGTCAACGAGTCCAAGAGGCTTCTTGAGCAATCAGACCCAGAGAGATATTCAGCAAACAAGGCGATGGGTGCTCGTGTCGGTCAGGAGCTTGCCCTCGGTGGATCGCTTAGCCCAGATGATATAAGGCAGGCAGAGCAGGACATCAGGGCAGCTCAGGCATCTCGTGGTAATCTCTATGGGAATAGCAACACAGCGGCAGAGGTGCTTGCAAAATTTAATGTCGGCCAGCAATTAAAGCAGCAGCGTTTTGCAAACGCCCAGAGTTACCTTGGCCTTGCCCCAGTTTCTGGCGGACAGATTGGCCAACCAAATGCAAGTGCTGGTGGATTTCAGGCAAATATCATGCAGCCACTGGCCAATGCTGCGTTTATGGGTGGCCAGCAATATCTTCAGGGTCAGGGCATTAATGCTCAGAACTATGGAACGCAGATGTCTGGATACAACGCACAGCTCAGCTACATGGCTAACACCTATCAGCCGCCCCTTGCTCAGGCAATCGGAGCGGCTCAGGGCATCGTTGGGATCGCTGGCGGTATTGGCAGTCTTGTTTGCTGGATTGCTCGAGAAGTTTATGGCGAATCGGATCCACGGTGGCTCTTATTCAGAGAGTGGATGTTGCGCATGTCGCCACGCTGGATGCTGAGATTCTATGTCAAGCATGGAGAAAAGATCGCATTGGCAATCAGGAACAAGCCTCTCATCAAGCGCATGTTTCAAAAGTGGATGGATTCAAAGATTGCCGAGTACCGCTCCATGATGAGCTGGAGCATGGGCAATGCCTGATTATTACGGAAATGTAGCTCAGGCTGGGGCTTACATGCTCAACAGCTATGCCGATTACAAGGCAAAAAAAATGCAGCTCGAGCAGCAAAAGGAAGAGGAGGCTGCGGATCGTGCCTTTAGGTCTTCTCAGTTGGAGCGTACAGCACAGCTAAACACAGAGGCTCGAAGGGATGCCGCAAGGCTCCAAATGGAGCGTGATAAGACTATTTCTGGGTTTGAGATGGATCAAATTGAAGCTCGTGAGCGTGGTGCAAATCTTCGTGCCGCAGAGGATCGTGGGGCGAATGTTGCCGCTCGCATGGCTGAAGACGCAACAAGGAACAGGGCTATCGGGGCAGATGAAGAAAAGAATGCCCTGCTTGGCCGTGATGTTGCGATTCGTGAAAGGTCTGAGGCGAGGCAAGACCCAGCCAATATCTATGCCGATGCCAGCACACGCATCACAGCTCTGACCGAGCTTGCAACAAGCATAAGGGAAAACGAGAACGCCATTAGGCGAGCACAGGCATCTGGAGAGCCTGAGGATGGGATGTATATGACAACCCTGCTTGCAAAGCGTGATGCCCTTCAGGCTTATCAGACAAGCAAGAACGGAACCCTTTTTGGAAGCAAGCTAAAGTACGAGGTCAACCCGCAGACTGGGGAGGAGAAGATTTCGACTGATGTTGCATCCCTAAATGATGTTTTATCCATGCGCACTCACCTTGGTTATGGGAATACCCCGAACACTTCTCAGCCAAGGACGGCTGAGACCCTGATGCAGAACATGTACAAATCGATGCCAAAATCTCAAAGATCTGTTGATTCTGAGATGCCTATGGACTCTGGCGGCTACACAATGCCTCCAGCTAGGCAGGAATCCCCAAGCCCTCTGGAGGCAACTCCAACAGAGGCTGGCATGGAATCGACTGAAGAGCCTCGTCGTAAAACTATTTCCGAATCTCAGGCGGCTTCGATTATTAAAAGGGAGTCTGCGAGAAAAGAACTGGAAAGGCTTAGAAGCTCAAGAACACCAAGCCCGACATCTCCTATGGGCAAAAAGGCGGAAGCTGCAAAAAGGCAGCGGATGGCAGAGCTGGAGATGACTCTCAAGAATCCCTGAGCCATCGGGGCAACCCTTATGGCATTGGCACCTTGGGAGGAAGTTAAGTCCCAGATTGGATACGACGATCTTTCAGACGGCGACAAACTGATTGCGGCTGACAATTACGCAAACTATGTCCGCCAATACTATTCCGAAGTAGAGCCGACAGATCCAAAAGAGGTTGATAGTGCCGCCACTGGATTTATTGCCAGCGAGGCTCAGGAAGTTCTTGGTGATCTCGGGATGTTCGAGCGTGGGTCTCAGTTCCTTAAAAACATAGGAAGAGGAACATTCGATGCGGCAAGCTCAACCGTAAAGGGACTTGCACTAGCCCAGCAGGTTATTGGGGAGAAGCTGGGATCCTATAATGATGACGACCCCATAGCTCAGCGTGATCTTTATGAGATTGGCGCACAGCTTGATGACATAGCCAAGAAGACTCTTGGCCTAGAAGATCCGAGGCTCCGTGGGGAAATTCTTAACGAAATGTTCCCAAAGGCGATTGGTAATGCCATTGGGTTTATGGCTGCTGGAGCAGCAGCAGCAGGTGGTGCAGCAGTATTAGCCCCAGAGGCGGCAGCAGCGACAGTGCTTGGTGGTGGTGCTATGGCGTTGACTGGTGGAGAGCTTGCCGCAACCGCAGCAGTTGGTGGTCTCGGTACGGTACAGCAGGCTTACTCTGGATACGAAGAGGCCAAGCAGTACGGAGCGGACGAGGAGACCGCAAGAAAGGCTGCGCTTCTCAATGCTCCTCTTGGAACAACCGAAGCTCTTCCGTTTGCATCAATGGGGGCGAAGGTAGCTGGAAGGGTGTTTAATGGGCTTACCAAGGGTTCTCTTTTGGGGGCTATTGGCAAATCGGAGCTGATAAAAGAAGCCGTCAAGGGATTGGTCGAAGAGGCTGGTCAGGAGGGGTTCCAGCAACTCGGATCAAATGTTGTAGCCCAGAACCTATATGATCCAAATCGTGGCACCCTTCAGGGTGTTGGAACATCCATGCTTGTAGGTGGTCTTACTGGGTTTGCCTTTGGTGCTGGAGTTGGCGCAATCACAAGAGACAACGAGGCTTTCTATGGACAATCACTCGCCGAGGATATTGATCAAAAAAGAATACTGGCCGAGGCCATTACGGATGAGCGCAGAAGCCAGATCGTCAATGCCGCAAGAAACGCCTTTGTAACAACCAAGACAAAGGCAGATCTCGAGACTGGCGAGGAGTCAACCGAGCAGGTAACAAAAACAGTTTTTGGCGACAGGGCTGGTGCCGAGGTTCCCGACATTGGCAGCAATCCAGCAATCAATAGCGTTCCCATCAGTGCTGTCAGGAGGCAGGAGAAGGACGGAACAAATGTCGAGACCATCACTTATCACACACCGATGGGTCTGATGTGGGAGGCTGAATTTAGGACTGGTCAGCCCTTGGTGGTGCGTGATGTCACGGACACGAGTCCGCTGTTAGACAACATCACCAATCCCAAGGATCCCAAGACTGCAACTCGTTCTCCGTTCACAGGGAGAATTATATCACCGACAAGCAGCCTTGCTGCAGAGTTTGGGCTTGAGACAGAGGCCGAGATGGACAAGCGGCTGATCGATGAGGCTCAGAGAAATGTTCTTACTGGGAATAGCAAAAATGACAGAGAGGAAACCCCGATCAATCAGCTCGAGACTCCTCGTGTCCCGACTCGTGACGATGCTGGCATTGCTCGTCAAGCTCAGCTTCGCTCTGAAATAGATAGGCTCTACAAGCTCAGAGACGACTATATCGCAAAGCAGCATCTTATCGGCGGAAACACTGAGGTCGGAAGGGTTGGAGACGGAAGCCTCAACACTGCAAAAACCGTAATCAAGTACGACAGCAGTGGGAGGGTTATCGATCAAACGGCACAGCCTTCACCATTTGTTTCTAGGGTTAACCGTATGATTGCCGTCAGGGAAAACGAGCTGGCTGGACTTACCGCTCGCCCAGAGTCCTATATCTACGCATCAGTCAGGGATCGTCCGCCAAGTGAATCACAAAAACTTGCATTGGTTCAGGGGTTCCAGCGGCTATGGGAGCGCATCACAAGCCCAAGGCTGCGTGAAGCTATTCAGTTCGAGGTTGGAGACATACAGCCACTGATTGATACCAAGGCCGTTCCTATGGGTGCCGTGGCCTACTACAGGCGTGCAAGCAATGGCCGAAAGGCAATGGTTTTCCTTTCAGACAAGTTAGCCACCAACGCAACGGCCACTCGTGAGATTCTTCACGAGCTGGGGCACGCTTTTTACGACACCCTCCCCGCTGGAATTCAGGCCAAGATAACCGAGCTATGGAGGGCTGAGACCCAATCCAGAAGCGGTGCCCTGTTTGACGAGAATGGCGCACTGCTTTCCGAGGTAAGCCCAAGGGTCATGGATTCTCCTCAGGAGTTTTTCTCCGAGAGGCTTGCTTGGACAAATGATAATTGGGCAAAGGGAAGATCGGAATCTAGCGGTGTCATGCAGCAGACTGGCAATGCGTTCAGGAGTCTTCTGGATCGCTTCATGCGATACACTGGTCATGGAGAAAGACTCAACCTAGAGTTCAAGGCATTCCTAAATCAGGGAGACAGGTTCTCTGGCCTTAGGGGAAGAATCGCCGATGTGGCGAGAGCGTCTGTTGGGACAGACGACAAACAGATGATGGCATCTGCGAGGGGTCTTGCTGGGAGCGAGGGGTATCAGCCAAAGCGTGAGCGGATTGGAACCACTGGCCAGTATGTCGGTCTCCCAGAGGGGATTGATACACCAGATAAGGTTAATAACCTTTTGGACAAGCTGGAGGGATTGGCAAAGGAGGGTGAGGCTGGAAGGTTCTGGTACGAAAATAGCTCCGAGGAAATCCTCAAGGTAACTGGAGGGAATCTAAAGGATGCCGAAATGATCGTTGCACTGATTGCTGCCTACAGTCCGCAGAACAGGGTTTATCCAAACTGGGGCATGGCAATCAGGGCTTATGCCCAATACAAGCGTGGCGAGGAGATAACAATCGGCAAGACGGCTCGTGATGTTGAGCGTGCAAAAAGAGTTGTAAACGGAGAGCGATGGGAGGGGATTAAGACAAACAACTTCTATCACAACTTGATGATCAGGATTGATCCAGCCCAGACGATTGGAGGGGCAACAGTCGATATGTGGATTATGCGTGTATTTGGTTACAAAACCGATACGCCGTCAAAGACTCAATACGCAGCAGCCGAGAATGCCATCAAGAAGATCGCCGCTAGGATCGGCTGGGAACCGCAGCAAGTTCAGGCTGCAATTTGGGTGGCTGGAAAAGCAAAGTGGGAACAGGAGATTTGGCCTAAACTAAAGAAGTCAGCACAGAAAAAGGGAGACCTTATTCAGGTCGAGGATGAGAAGGGGAAGAAGAAGTGGGAGTTTAAGTCCAAGGAGATTGCCGAGAAGTATCGCACTAAGGCGATGAAGCAGGTGTTCGACAAGATGGATGTAGACATCAGCGAGGCTGCTCTCGACTTCAGGGACATGTCCAGACGCAACCTAGCAACTGTATCAGTTGAGACACGGTTTGGAACTACCACTGGGGAAAGCTGGCAGGATCTTCTGTCTCCAGAGCAGCTACTCGAATATCACAAACAAAAAGAAAGAATCTTCACATCGGAAAATGGGGCAAACATCGTCCTTCGTGAGTTCGGTGTTCCGATGGACAACATCTATAATGCCATCGGGCTTTGGAAGGGGCAGGCCAATCCGCTCAGCCAGATCGAGGTTCCGAGTTACCGTGATACTGGATCAAAGTCTTTTGTTACCGACAAGTCCATTGCCGCAAACATCAACGATGCCATTGCTGCTATGGGTATCTTTCTTCGGCAGGATGGCATGGCGTGGCACCAGCCATTTGTTGACGCAAAGGTTGGCGACTCAAATGGAATGGAGTTCAAGCTAGGAAGGCAGACAACCGTAGAGGAAACCGTGCGGCTTGGAGAGGCTTTTGGCGATGGGTATGCAATCGTAAATGTGCGCAATGGATTCCGTGTCTTAAAGTTTAATGACTCGATACAAAATGTTGCATTTCATAAAGATGCAATCGCAAAGGTTGAGGCTCTGTTCCCCGATTCTGACAAGATTAAAGTGGACAGGTTCGGCTTCGATGGCAACCTGATTGAGAACGATTGGAGCAAGAACCCTAATGGCGAAAATTATAGACTTAGGCTTAAAGAAAGCGGACGATCCGATCTTTTCGGAAGGCTTGAGGATCTCCTCGGTTCGCAGATCCAAAGGCTCGACGGCCATTGGAGGGGGATTGCAGAATCTCGTGGGAGAACAGACGGTCAATCCGCTGGAGGGACAGCCCAAGGAATTGGACAAGGAACTCAAGTCGGAGGCATTCAGGAAGGCGGGTCGTCAAAAGTAGGCCGTGAGGCGGTTCAGCAGGCTGCAACCGCATTTCGTGAGGGACAGTTAAGCAGGGAGCAATTCAATCAAACAGCCCTGCAGGCAAAGCCGCTTAGCCAAGTAACATCCGTACAGAACTTTACTGACGAGCAGGCCATCGAGGCTCTCGATCAGGGCAAGCGTGAGAAGTACGGTGCCGCAAGAAGCCTGCCAGAGGGAACTCCTGTAGGACTTAGGATTGATATCCCAGCGTTCAAGCGTGCTGGTGTGTATGTCGTAACAATCCACAATCAGGCAGAGGGCGGGAGGGTCGGGAAGGTTATCGGCTACGACAAGATTGCTGCGGTAAAGGGTGCGAAGTTTTTCGTTGCGAGCCAGAAGGTGGCTTTAAGCATTGCCGAGGGATACTCCAAAACCCCGCTTGCAACTGTTGAGGGACAGTTCATCCCAATCACGGAGCCTCCAGCCGATATCATCGGCGAGTACAAACAGGTTGGTTACGATCCAGAGAGATTCAGTTATTTCTACAGCAAGGAGAACGGCAATCCAATCACAGCGGCTGACGAGGCAATCCTAGCTGGAAACACTGTCTTCGTTAAGGGAGCAGTTGAAGGTAACAGGGCTGACTTCCTTTACAGCACAAGAGGCGAACAGGCATTTAGTGCGCCAGTTAAGGTATTCAATAAGTACGCAGAAAAAGGTAAAGACCTTCGCATCCCAATAAATACACTTGTTGGTCTTGGAGATGGAAGCGTCAGTGCCATCGACAGCATTAAGAGTGCTGTAGCTTATTATGACATGGCAGTTGAGAGCGGTAAGCATACTCCAAGAGAAGATGAAAAACTTGCAAGAATTATTGCCCAGAGCCTTATCGATGTAAATCCATCAAGCCTTACAAAAGAAAAAACAAGAATCAATAGCTCGAGCGGGAAGTGGTCGAATAGGGCTTTTAGGTCTAGCTCTGGGTTTGTCGGGTATCCAAGGTCTGGTGCTGAATTTACAACCGTTGTACACGAGACGATTCATAGCCTAACCGCTGATAAGCTAAATAAATTTGGCTGGTATAAAAACCCGATACAAGACCGTGAAGGCATCGTAGATTACCGAAACAAAAAGGGCGACCTTAATAAGGATATTATTGCCTACATGAATTGGGATGGTGCCGATCCAAAGGTAGTAAGAATAATCAAGCTATACAAAAGCACGGTTGAGCAGCTTGGTGTTGACAAGTTTTACCTTGGGGATTTCAAAACAAGGGTAGATCGGAAGCCCAAGTACGGAATTAGAATAAGCGAGACCGATAAGTCATACGAAATAAAGGCTGTTGATTATCTTCCGAAGAGCGTTGGCGATGGGTTCAGGGAGGCAAATTGGAGCGAGTCAAGAGTTCCGCCGTCCATAACAAACAGAATTGATGCATTCCATAATGAGCTTGTAAGAACCGCTGGTCAGGGAGATGTGGTCTATGGAAGAACAATGTGGTCGAGGGGATTCAGAAACATGGGCGTTGATAAGAATGAGATGACCATATCAAAGTCAAGGATACCGCAGGGTGTTGACCCGATAGAGTACATCAAGCAGAAGCTCGGATATCCAGACAAGAGGATGGTTGATTTTGGGTCTGGGATGACAAAGGTTGACCTGAAGAACCCAGAAAATAATGTCCAGTTCCCAAATAGAAAACTTCTCATCATAGACGACACGAGCGACTTCTCCTCAATAAAGAGAAACAAGTCGCTGATGAATAACAATCCAGACATCACGACAAGGCGTGGTGGTGATTATGGTCTTGGCAACCTAGACGAATTCCTTGCGGCGGCGTTTAGCGATTCTGGCGCACAAGATCAGCTAAAGAAGCTCCGTGGTGACTCGGAGAGAAAGTCGCTATGGCAGTCACTTGTTGAAGCAATCAGAAGCCTTCTTGGGATTACACCAGATAATAACATGCTCGAAAGCATTATGGATGCTGCATACGACTTGGCTAATATCAGGCTTCCTCAGCCAGCAAACATTGTTGATGTGTCCGATCAAAGGGCAAACATCTCCGAGAAATCAAGCCAGTCTGAGTCTCGTGCCCCTCCGCAGCTAGAGGCATCAACCAGAGGAGAGCAGATTCAGCGGACGCTCGAGCCGCTGATCACATTCGGCAAAAACAACCTCCGCACTCAGGGGGCACTACCATACGACATATTCAGAATGTCTGAGCAGCGTGGCTTCAACATCAACGAGAAGATGCTGCGTGCACAGAATGCAATCGACGATCTTGATGCGTCAGTCAAGCGTGTGCTTGGTCGTGGCCTATCCAAGTTAACCGAAGACGAATCCAAGAAAATCAACGAGGCTCTGCAGAATCCGCTGGCTCGGGCACGGCTTGCACCAGATATCGCCGCTGCTGTTGGCAATGCACGCAACCTTCTGGATAGCCTGTCAGCAGAGCTGATCCGCTCTGGTGCCATACCCGACAGGCTTGTGCCTGTTGTTCAGGCCAACATGGGTGTTTACCTGACACGAGCCTACGAGAAGTGGGAGAACCCCAAGTTTGAGAATCCATTCAGCAAGTTGCCCA